TCACTTCCCCAGCATATTTTTCATCGTATTTAACTTTGCCTTTCGATCATCTAACCCATTGTAACCACCATTAATACGGCGTGTAATGAGATTGATATCATCTTTATCGGCCAGCTCATTTAATCCATTATCGAACCAGTACTTACATGCCACCAGCATCCCGATACTCGGTAAAGCCACAATCTCTGGATTATTCTCAAAGTCTATTCCAAGAGCACGGCCATATTTACGGTAATTTGCACGACCTGTTAACTGGATCGGTCCACGGCCTTTGTATCGAGTACCATCCCCTTTTTCAGTATTACCCAGATCCTTACGTCCTTCGTATGCTCTGCCACTGGCAATCTCTTCCATATAACGGAAATTACCCGATTCATGTGTCAGTTGAGCCATGAAATGTGCCAGGCGTAAATCATTATCCAAAATACGATAAGTCCGCATATGCACATTCGCTGCAAGTGCGAGCTCCTCAGCACGTGCATGTGGTGCACCTAGTTTCTTGAATAAGGCTGTTAAAGTTCCTCGGCCAACAATACCATCATCATTAACACCTAATGCTTTCTGTAAATTTTGAATACTCATCACTTTTCCTCATGCATAAAAAAACCGCCCGAAGGCGGTCACGATTGTTTAAAAACTTAACTACTGATTTGGACTGTCTTTATCTTTCTTCTTTTCCTGCTCTGAACTACCGAAATAGAAACCACAGGCTGTAGTCATTGCTCCAGCAATGAAACCTAAGGCGGTATTAATCAGGTTGCTATTTTCCCGTGGCATATCCACAAAAAATAATGCAATCACCAATACAAACATTAGCCCAACCAATGCAAAAGCCAAATAAGCCCGAGTCTGTTCACTTGTCATCAAAATCCCCCTTTAAACGTTCTTTAGTCTGCTCATATTGCTTCTTACGCAATTCATGGATCTCCTGGGCCCGCTTGTCATCTCGCCGTTTGAAATACAGTGTCGTGAAAAAAGTAATTACACCGATAAAGACTGAGGCCCATACCGCCCAATCAATGCTTGCTGCATACGCTGCCACTGATAACCCCGCTGATGTATATGAAACCTTGGATGCTGTTGCTGCGATTGTGTTTGTAGCAGCTTCAACCGCGCTTGCTGCCTGTTCTTGCATTTCCTGTCTCCAATAGACAATAAAAAAAGCACCCGTTTGGGTGCTTATAAAAGATTTAAGACTGTTAAAGCGTTTGTAAAATTTGCCCTCCATTGATTATCTGTAAGGTCAATAGCGGTGCACCAATAATGGCCGGTCCACCTGGTCCTGCCAGCCCTTCAAGTGTTCCGTGATAACTCCAATTCCATTCGCCCTTATTTAATGATTTGGTACCACGCTGGCCCCAACCACCACCATTCCCAGATAGCGGCGAAACTTCACTGCTATTATTCCTTTGATAACCTTGCCCCGGAATATCTCTCTGGGCATCAGATACCTTATCGGTCTGATAGTTATTATTAAAATACCCCCTGAATCGAGGTACTTCACTGGATGTCGGAACAAAACTCAACGCCATACCAAACGGTGCACCGCCACCACCGCATGTACCCTGCATGGCATAGTTATACTTGGTACTTATACCATTTGGTGTCGCGCCTCCGCCTGAACCACCACGAGCAACAATACCGCCATCGATGATCAGATTCACTTTAGCGTGCCGAACCAGTAAGCCAGGTGCACCGATACCCCCATCACGCCGCGTTTTGGTAAAAGCAGTCTCGTATTCACTTTGGCCATAGTAAGCCGCATGAGCGATACCACCTTCGCCACCACGTCCCACAGCCGCGCCCCTAATGGTCAGGTTCACCACAAGGTCAGGAGGAAATTCTCCTGTATCAATAGCCGGGATCTCAGGCAATCCATTCACAACATATTTAACTGATGGTTGATCCATCCAGTGTCTGTAAATGAGCTCGGTTAATGGACGATAAGCACTTGAGCTGCACACCAGTACGCCAGGCTCAACCACGAAGTTAATGACTCCAGAGACTGGCAACTCGCCTCTCTGCATCTGATATAACCGAGCCAGATTGATATCGAGCTGATCGTAACGGATATAGATCGGGCTATCGTCAATCGGGGTATCGGTATAGTCCTTGTCATTCATGTAATACCGTTCATCATAGTTGATGGCGGTGATTTTATTGCTCGTCTTGCCTACAGGTTCCTTCTTGGCCACCAGATAAGGTAAAGAGCCTTTGGTATCATCGCTCACCACGATATAGGTGGTGTTGATGTAATCCTCAGGATTTAGCTTGAGCGGACCATTTGGCAAGCGCCCTAACACGACTTTGTTAGGTGTGGCACCTGCAGTTACCGGAATCAGATCCACACTCCCATCACTCATCTGCAGATAAATTACATAGCTTTTGTCTGCAATAAACTCCACATCATGACTTAAGGTCAGGATTAGTCCTTCCTGCTGCAGCACATCCCCGCTGCGGTGAATACGATTGCGATAATCCGCCACTGCAATCCGGTCACGCAGTACCAGCAACTCTGACTCGGATGCCGCATCAAAGGTAATGGATCGACGCTGGAAGCGCATCTTGTTCCAGAGCCGGTACGCATTAAAGTGTGCTTGCCACTTGTTACGTACGCCGATCGATTTCACCACTTTAGGGTTCTTGGCGCTTTTATCCGGCAAGTAGATATTGATGCGGCTATCGTCGGCAGGATCCGTATATTCATAGATCAGGCCATCATAGTCATCCATTACACCAAAGCTCAGATCCTTTTGATACGTTTCCGGATAAATATTCCTGAAGTTGAACAGCAGTACCGAGTTATCCGTAGGCCGTTCAAAATACAGCTTGAGCTTATTGTTCTGACGGTAAGCCGTACACCCTACTGCGTCACAAACGTTGGTGACCAGTTCTTCAAAGGACAGGTTAGTATCATCAATGGTTGCACAGAACTCTGCGGCCAGCGGTGTACCAAAGTAATCCACGATCTCAAAGTAAGTTCGATAGATATTTTCCAGATCCAGCTCATCAACCGTACGGCGACCGATCTTTTCATCCAGTGCCATCGATACCAGGGCATCTGCAAAGCTTGAAGTTGGAAAGACCTCCTTGGTCATTTCGCCATTCTGGTAAAAAGGCAGCATCCGTTGCAGATCAAAATTAATCTTGCGTGTCTTGACTGATAGAGCGCCTGTGGTGGCATAGGTTCTGGCACGGAAAACAGTTTCACTGTGGTACCGCGTGCTTTGCAGTGGAAACGCTCCGTAGAGTGCTTGCCACTTCACCTCATCCACCACACTCGGTGCATTGATTGCGCCAGTCACCCGACGTGCACGGACACTGCAACGGCCTTGAAATGTGGTCATATCCAGTGTGACACCGACAGTCTGACGTGACTTGGAAGATCCTTTCATGGTGATCCGCTGAAACATTGGATTACCCAATGGCTCACCATTCACATTAATCGGTGTCACTTCCACTTCAAGCTCAACATCCAATGCACCTTGAATGTTGCCGTTGAAAATAGCGTAGAGACCATTGGTCGCAACAAAGTTGCACAGCACCCGGTTACGCTCAACATTGTCCAGAACAAATGGCCCGATCCATTTCTCACCTATCGATGCAAGTCGTGGTGATAACTCAGCTGTTTTCTGGGTTTCCAGCTCTTTCAGGATCCACCAGCCTGGATTGACTGCGGCTGGATTGGATAAAGTCATCCGGTCATTTGCAACAGACAAAACACTGTAGACACCATCCAGATGATAAAACTGGTTATTGAACCAGAAACCGCTATTGGTGATTTCTACCCGATCATTACTAACAAACTTGGTGGTTAAATCCGTAAGATTAGATGCAGATCTTAAAATTTCATTCGGATAACCAAATCTAAGATGATTGGTACCTTCCAGCACTTGGGTATCGGCAGAGCGCAGGATCTGGCCATTGACCGAGTTTTGTTGCTGTACTGATAAAGGAAGTGTCGTAATCTCACTGCCTAAAAAGAAATACGGATTGCCAGTAACAATATCGACATCAGGTCTATAGACCTCGATCGATGCACCGGCGATATCTACAATGTTGGTTTCACCGTCATACGCCCCATTGATTTGATAGTGGCCACGGCCAATACATCCAACTATATGCTCAACCTCGACGTTGTTCTCGTACACTTTGTAAGGCACAGCAATCAGGTCAGGTGTATCGTTTGCAGCACCAAAGAGATCCACAATACGACCATTTACCCGCATCTTGTTCTCACGGCTTGAAAGCTCGTTATTGGCGGATGAGGACTGGTTGTTATTCTGGTTGGTCTGTGCGATCGACGGCGTTGGCATTAATAGTGCTACGGCCAGCCCCACGACTAACGATACGACTGCAGCAACTAATGCGGGGATCCCTTTCGGATTCTCGATCACAATGAAGGTGCCAGGAAGAAAATCGAGCTGCTTCAAGTCATAGGCATTTTTCGGTGTAACTTCGTTGGCCACTGAAATTTCGGCATGTTCCATATCACTCGGATTGTGAAAGATACGCAGATGCTCCGGCATATGTTCATACTTTGCTGTGAGCCATTGGCCAATTGTGGACGCATGCTCAATCACTTTCTTTTCAGATAAAAGATCTTGTTTATAAATAATCTTAATCATAGTAACTGACCCGGTTAAACCCCATTGCCATAACGACTTGTTCAGATAAATAAGAGACTCCACTTTCCATCAGATGCAAAACCTTCCCCCCACGAAAAAGCCCCACATGCGGGGGCTTGTTTCTGAGTCTTGGGTGGAAGGCGACAATGCAGCCCTCCTTGGGCATGGGCAGCGGATTTAAGAGCTTTATTCTGGATGGCTTGAACTCAATACTGCCCTTAGGCTGCATAAACAGTTCCAGTGCTTCCCCTCGATCTATGCCATACAGATCCATTGCAGCTTCGTGGGCGAAGTGGACACAGTTATAACGTTCCTGATCGTATTGCCGATCAAGTAAATGATCATGACCTTTCATAACGCCCCTTTCAGACCGGTGAAGCGGTCCAGTGAGAAGATGTCGCCTGTCTTAGCGGTATTTAATCGCGGCGACTCAGCTTTGAATGTCACAGCTTTATGGTCCATGGCCACGCCTGACAGTTGCAGACCAAGCAAGAAATACATCGGTGTATTGAGATTGTCCGAGCTGTACAGCCGGTAATTAACGGTTGGCTTGATATCGGGATATTGCCCCTCCATCACCCGCTCAAACTCATCCGGCAGCACATCACCAAGCCCTGATATTGAAATCGTCAAGGACTGGTCAAGATCACCCAGCATGCCTGATCGCTGGATCTCGGCAGGCAGGTATTCATAGAACAGCTGGCTGTCATTCTCCTTGTGCCGGACATAAACACCCTGATCATCATTACGGACTACCCTGTAGGTATTGATGAATGACGGATGTGTCAGCTCGATACACTCCAGCTGATAAATGTCGACCGTTCGATTGAGAAAGAACTTTGCATATTCCTGATCCATCACACCACCCAATCATTGATAAGCGCCTGATCAGCAGCCAAGTCCTTCTGATTCTGTACAACCTCCAGTTGGGCATTAACACGGTACAAATTGCCGTTAACCTCATTGGTTTTGAAAGTACCTGGCATAAAGTTGCACAGGTATTGCTGACGTGTGCCCTGATCGATCACCAGATCCGCATAGAAGGATGCAGGCATATTTTGGTAAACCCGCCAGAAGGCCATCATCTTATTAAAGTCGGCTTTACCCAGACTCCAGTTCACATCAACAATATGGCTATTACGCTTTACATCGATGTAGTAGCGGCCACGTCCCCCATCGAATTGCTGACGCTTCACATCATCACCTGGTGTTACGCCATAGCCGCTCGTTTGAGGATTAAGTTTTAACTTGTACAT